ATGATTTATTAAATTATAACGAATTTGGTGGTAATGAACCCGTAAATAATAAAAACCCCCAAGATTATGGGTCTGATGATCCTGATGGAAAAAATGATGGTATGCCAACAGAGGGCGAAATTAAAGAAAAATTTCAGTCTAAATCCCAACAAGGTTTATTTTGGTCTCGTTGTAATAAATGTTCAGACAAAAAATGTAAATGGTGTAAAATGGCTAAAGAATTCTCAGATTCAACATCTAAGAAAGATTACAAAAAAATGCCTGAAAAAAAAAGACCCGAAAAAACCAATGAGGGTTCACAAAAATATTGGGAAAATAAAATTTTGGAAATGATAGAAGAGGAAAAAAAAAGAAGAAAAAAAACACCAAAAAAAGAATCTGAAACTATGATTCTTCGCAAACCAAAAAAAATGACAATGTTTTCTAATGAAGCTCCTATGGAATTACCAATAGCGAAAATGTTTTCAATAGGAAAAAAGTAATCTTTACAACAAACCTCTCAGATTGATATTTATTAAATATGGGATTATCTAAAGAGCAAGTAATGATTGAATATGTTAAGTGTATGAACGATACTCCGTACGCCCTTAGAACATATCTTCAAACATACGATAACACAGTTTCAATGTATGTTCCATTAGAATTATTTCCCGATCAAATATCACTTCTTAAAGATTACGAAGAACATGAAGAAAATATTGCACTTAAATATCGTCAGGCTGGAGTATCAACGGTTACGGCAGCTTGGGTTTCAAAAAAATTAGTATTTGCAAAAAAAGCTCAACCAGAAAAAATACTAATAATTGCAAACAAACTTGATACATCTCAAGAAATGGCAAATAAAATTAGGGCCTTTGTGTCTCAATGGCCATCATGGGTTGGAGCTGGTTTTGCTGTTGAAAAAAATTCACAAAGACATTACAAATTAATAAATGGATCTGAGGTTAAGGCAGTTGCAACATCAAAAGATGCACTTCGTGGTTTTACACCAACTATTCTTGTTTTTGATGAGGCGGCCTTTATTGAGGCAGATAACGATTTTTGGGCTGCATGTATGGCGTCATTATCCACCGGTGGTAAAGTAATAGTAATATCCACCCCCAATGGGTATGACCCAATTTATTATGAAATTTACGATCAAGCATTAAAAGGAATGAATCAGTTTAAAATTTCCGAAATGTATTGGTATAAAGATCCAAGATATACAAAAGAATTATATTTAGTTCCAACAAACGATATTGTTCATTATTTATTAAATCGCGATGATCACGATTTATCTAAAAATATATCATTTTCAAATAGTGACCCATACAATAGAGATTATGAAGAACTTAATCATTTTTTTAAACAAGGATACAAACCATGTTCCCCTTGGTATGAAAAAATGGTTAAAAAACTTAAGTATGACAAAAGAAAAATAAATCAGGAATTAAATTGTGAGTTTTTAGGGTCTGGAGATAACGTATTTGACAATAATCAACTTGAGGAAATAAAAAACAACTCACTCGAAGAACCCAAGTCAAAACTTATGGGTAATTCTATTTGGATTTGGAACGATCCTGTTGAGGGACATAAATACATTATGGGGGTTGACGTTTCTAGAGGTGATAGTGAGGATTTTTCATCAATTCAAATTGTTGATTTTGATAATAGAGAACAGGTTTTTGAATATGTTGGAAAAATTCCCCCAGATACTTTAGCTGAAATAGCATATAAGTGGGGAATGATGTATAACGCATTTGTTGTTGTCGATATAACAGGAGGAATGGGAATTACAACAGTTAGAAAAATGCAAGAACTTGGATATAGAAGTCTTTACGTTGAGGGAATCGATCCGTTTAATATTTGGGCAAACAATAAAACGTCTGTTGAAAAAATTCCTGGAATAAATTTTAACAATAAACGAGTTCAAATAATAGCCGCGTTTGAGGAGTGGGTAAGACATAAATTTAAAATTAAAAGTGTTCGATTATACAATGAGATGAATACCTTTATTTATATTAATGGAAGACCAGATCACCAAAAAGGCCAACATGATGATTTAATAATGGGAATTTCAATGGCAATCTACATTGCTGAATCATCATTTTCAAAATTAGAAAAAGCCACAGAACAGGCAAAATCAATGCTTGAGTCATGGGCTGTAGTAAATAATGAATCGGTGTCTAAAGAGGCCCATTTTGATCCTTCAATACCCAATCAAAATGTTATAAATGAAAGATATGGGTTAAATAATAATGGCGCATCAAAAGAAGACTATCAAAAATATAGTTGGTTATTTGGTGGTTTAATAAAATAATATAATGGGATTAGAGTTTAGAAAAAGATCAGGAAAACTTGCTAATGGATCACGATTGATTGTTCCCGGACAAATTACTACCGGACAAAAAGTTTTTCCTAACACTTTTAGTCAGAAAAGCGCACCACCAAATCCTAAATTAGAATCTTTACCAATTGCAACACCAACAATTCCAATACCAACAAATACCCCAACACCTAGCGTTACACCAACATTAACTCCTACACCAACTCCTAGTGTTACACCAACACCTACCAATACGCCAACCCCTAGTGTTACCCCAACATCTACACCAACTCCCACACCTACACCTACACCAGAACAATTGATTAATCCAATAATAACAGAAAACGAAGAATATATTGTTGTTGGTAACGAAGAATATTTAATGTTTTGATTGTAAGTTTACAAATTCTAACTAACTATTGAAATATTTATATATATAGTTAAATTTTTAATATGGAAAATAATAATAATCAAAATCTAACAGTTTGGCAAAAACTATCTAAAACATTTGGTCCTGATGGGACATTAGGTCAAGGGGAACCTGACTATAGGTTAGATAAATCAGAAATTTTAAAAACTAAAGACAAGGCAGAATACGAAAGAGAAAAACTACAAAAACAACAATCCCTTTATTTGGGGGCTAACTGGACTAAAGTTGAAAATAATCTTTATACTCAAGCCGTTTATTATGAACCTACAAGATTAGCCGCGTTTTATGATTACGAATCAATGGAGTATACTCCCGAAATTTCAACAGCTTTAGATATATACTCTGAAGAATCAACAACACCAAATCAAGATGGATATGTTCTTCAGGTGTATTCAGAGTCAAAAAGAATAAAAAGTATTTTAGTTGATTTGTTTGTTAATGTTTTAGACATTAATACCAATTTACCAATGTGGATTAGAAACATGTGTAAGTATGGTGATAATTTTGTTTATTTAAAATTAGATTCAGAAAAAGGGGTAACAGGTTGTATGCAATTACCAAATATTGAAATTGAAAGATTAGAGAGGGGTATTGAATCTAAAACTAGCACCGCAACGGTTAATGTTAATAGAAAAGATCTTAAGTTTATTTGGAAAGTTAAAAGCACTGAATTTAATACTTGGGAGATTGGTCATTTTAGACTATTAGGTGATGATAGAAAACTACCTTATGGGACATCAATGTTAGAAAAGGCTCGTCGTATTTGGAAACAATTGGTATTGGCAGAAGATGCAATGTTAATTTATAGAACGTCAAGAGCTCCCGAAAGAAGAGTTTTTAAAGTATTTGTTGGTAATATGGACGACAAAGATGTTGAACCATACGTTCAAAGAGTTGCAAATAAATTTAAAAGAGATCAGGTTGTTGATAGAAAAACAGGAAATGTAGATTTAAGATTTAATCAAATGGCCGTGGATCAAGATTACTTTATTCCTGTTAGGGATGCAACGGCAACCAACCCCATTGAAACATTACCTGGTGGAACCAATTTGTCTGAAATTGCAGATATTGAATACATCCAAAAGAAATTAGTTACCGCTCTTCGTGTTCCAAAGGCTTATTTGGGTTTTGAAGAACCAGTTGGTGATGGTAAGAATTTATCTTTACTAGATATTCGTTTTGCAAGAACAATTAACAGGATTCAAAAATCCGCAATAGCAGAAATGAATAAAATAGCAATCATTCATTTATTTTTAATGGGATTTGAGGATGAATTATCAAATTTTACATTACAACTTACAAATCCATCAAAACAAGCCGATTTATTAATGATCGACGTTTGGG